CCCGATCAATTCCTTGGCCTGGGGCAGCCCGCCAAACTGCGGATGCTGCATGAACGACATATGCACGATCAGGTGCGCGTCGTGGTTCTCGCCATCCTTGGCCTTGACCGGGCGCGCCGTGGTCATGGCGATGTTCTCGCTTACCGGGTCCATGATCGGAATGTTGTCATGATCGATCAGGACGCCATCAGGATCAGGCTCCTTCAGCGCTTTCAGCAGCCGGCTCAACACTTCCTTCCGTTTGAAGTCGGCCGGGTTGTCCCTCATCAACTGGTATTCGGTCTGCGCCAGAGCAATGCGCTGGGTCTGGCTGAAGATGTTGGGATCGGAGACCGGCACGACGCAAACGATGTCGGTGTTATAGTCCTTCTGGAAAACCGACATATCCTTGCCGGGGATTTTGTACGGGTAGCCCTGAAGGGGGATGAACTGCGCGTTGAGGCGATAGAGCATCCGAAGCTCGGCGCCATTGGCGGTGTGGGCCCGGCGGTGGGTGCCGGAATAGACCTTTGACCCCTGCTCGATCAGCTCGATGGTGGTGCCGACTGGCGCGCCCTTTGCCTGCTGGTCTCCGACCATAATGTCGGTGGTGCCGCAGAAGCGGCGCGCCAGGTCGGTCAGGAAGCCCAGCAGCTTGAACAGGGCTTCGCTCGGCTCCTTGAACGGCGGCGTGTGAAATGCCTTGGACAATTCCTCGGCCGTCATGTCCACGTCTTTCCAGACACCAGGGGCCATGTGCAGCTCGCCGGCTTTCACATTGGCGTCCTTGGCCTTGAAGCCGCCCTGCATGTTGGCCCAGGTCGCGCTGTCCAGCAGCGCGCGCAGCGCATCGGTGCCGGCGTCGGCCAGGGCGCCAATCCAGTGGATCAGGCCCATGCCCTTGGAGCCAATGCCGGGCAGATACCAGTATTCGGCATAGCGCTCCAACATGCGCTTCAGGTTGTCGTTTTCATCCCAGCAGCGCCGGATCGCCACGACCTTGTGGCTTTCCTTTTCCAGCGTCACCGTGAACGGCAGCGCCACACCGGTTTTCTTGGTCGCGCCAGTCACCGGGTCGATGGTCTTATCCTCGAAGCCGGGCAGGTCCAGGTATGTGTCGCACTCGTAGAACGTGAAATTCTTGTCGTCGGGGTGCGGCTCTGGGGTCTTGCCGTCCACCTTGTCAGTCTCTTCGCGCACCCTGTCATTGCCGGCCAGCGGGGTGACGGGCGGCTCCGGCAGCGTGATGTCGGCATAGGCGCCGGCCTTCACACCCTGCTTGTACTCGTTTTCGGCAAGCTCATATTTGTGGGTGCGGCGCTGCGCTGTCTCCAGGCTGCGCGCATTGTACGGCAAGATCAGATCGGTGCCGGGCACGAAGCGCAGCACGTTCTGATCCATCACATAATCGTGGTAGCCCTTGCGATAGGCGCAGCCGAACATGGGCAGGTAAATGCCCATCTTCTCGCTTTCCTTCATATAGGTCGGGTCTTCTATGGTGAGCTGGTAGTTCATGTGGGCCTCGACGCGATCAGCGCTGGCGCGCTTCTCATCGTCTTCCTCGCCCATCACCATGGTCTTGGCCGGGCCCTTGGCCGGAAAGACCTCTTCCATCAGCCGGGCTTGGCTCTGAATGATGCCATCGGCCAGAACCGGGTTGACTGCGGTGCTGGCGCCCTCAAACGGGGCTTGGTGGCTTTCGCTCCACTGCCAGTCCTTCAGGCCCACGATCTCCAGGCCGCGCGCAAAGCGCTGTTCCCAATCCTTGTTGCTGCTGATGTCGCGGTCGATCTGCTCCGCCAGCTTGTCGCCCAGCTTGCCCAGATCGCTTGGCGATAGGGCCTCGACCAGATTGGCGTCATGCGCGGCCCAGCGCTCATCCTGGTCCGGCGGCAGCGGTTCCTGCCCCTGGCTGCCCACCAGCAGCGCCAATTCATCCTCGGTGCGCAGATCGGCGTCAGGGATCAGGCCCTCGGTCTGGAGAACCAGATTGGCGCTGCCTGGCCTGACCGCCGGCGGCTCCATGGTGTCGGGAGACTGGATCGGCGCTACCAGCCCACCTATCTGGGTCATCACGTCGCCAGCCATGCCAGTATCCCCCAAAAGCCCAAGGCGCCCGAATCAGCCGGGATTATGGCCCGGTCACTGCCGCCACAGCCAGCGGGTCAGGAAATTCGGCCGGCCGGTGTAATGCTCGACCAGGGCGGCGGCGATAAAGACCGTCATGCCCAGGCCCATGAAACACAGCGTCGCCACGGTGAAGAGAACTTGGGGCTCGCCATTAGCCGACATTGTGAGCATCCCGCTGCTGCTGCCTCGATCGGCACGGCTCGGCATGGCCAAGGCGCCGGATGAAATAGCCGTCCCGGCCACACTCAAGGCAATATCCGTCGCGCTGGATCACAGGCTCTGGCTCGAATTCCGCCGGCTTATCGGCTTCCGGTCGCATACCACAAGGACCCCAGACAGATCAGCACCAACAGGGCGCATCCTATAACCCGCGCAAAGGTGCCCCAGGCCCGATTGCCGCCGCGCATGTCCCGGCAATATTCGCATTCGCATAACTCATCTTCGTACAGTTCCATGCCCCAGCCCCCTTGGTGTTGCTCAGCCCATCCTAGTGTAACCGTCCTCGAAAGCCTTGGCCGGCGACCAGCTTTCATAGCCATCGGCGTAGCGGATGTAATAGCCGCCGACCAGATTGGCCCATGGCTCGCCGTCTTCTGGATCAGGCTTTGTCATGCCGATCATGCGGGCAAAGACCGCTGGTGCCAGCAAGGCGCTAGAACCGACATCGCCCATGCAAGCGACCGGGCCAGCCGGCGGAAACTGGAAGCCGGTAATCTTAGCCGCCCTGACCTGCTTGTGGCACTTCCACCGCGGCAGCGCGGCCTGGCCGTCGCCGGGATAGGCGGCTGGCTCCGCATCGTTGGGCATGAACTTCTTGCTCTCATCGTCCTTGAAGCCGATCTGGAGGCGGGCACGGGCGCGCCACTGCTTGGTATTTTCGTCCTGCTCGACCATTGGCTTGAGGCGCCACCAGACCGTATCGCCCTGGCTCTGCACCACGAAGGACCGCAACATGGCACCCAGCGCCTCGACCGCATCCACCGGGCTGGCCATATTGGGTGTCTCGAAGGTGCGGTAGAGTTTGCCGTTGGGGGCTGTCGCGCCAGCCTGGCCCGGCCTCTGCGTGAATTCCCGGTTGATGATCTCGGCAGCAGACGCACACAGCTTATCGGTCTCGCTCACTATCTCGCTCCATAGAATTTGCGCTTGGTGCTGTCGTTCAGCTTCACGCGCTTCTCAGCCTCTTCGTCCACATCGGTCGGCATTTCGACTCGATAGGTCTGCCGCACGAAAATCATGGCCGTGGTGACGGTATCCTGCAAGTCATCGCTGTCATCGCTGCCGTCAAAGCGGCACTCGGCGCACAGGTCTATGACCTCGTTGGCCCATTTCCTGTTCATGTACCAGACCGAACCCTGCTCCAGCACCTCGCTGCCCAGCGCCGCCCTGGCGTATTTGCCAAGCTCTTTGCCCCTGCCGCTGCGCGGCGCGTTCCAGGGCCGGATCGGTATGGCGCGCGGCTTGTGGATGCGGCGCAGCTCCTTGGTCAGCCAGATGCCGCTGGCCTTGTTCTCGATGATCACATGGTCGGGGTATAGCCCGTCATCGTCATCGACCAGGGCACCCTCACCCTTCAGGTAAGGGGCGACATCGACCGGCTGGCCGTTAAACTTTTGCTGCTCCTTGATGTACTTCAGTGCCATCTTGCCGCCGTAGCAGCCGGCCATGACGAAATACTTCAGGTCCGGCGCGTCGACATGCCGGCGCCAGCGGTCCAGCAGGATCATGTGCTTGGCCGGCCGCCCGTTCTCTGGCTTGTATGTGAAGATGCCCCAGGTGGTGCGCGCGCTGTAATCGTTCGCCGTATCCTCATCAAAGGCGGTGTCATAGGTCTGGAAGATGTAATCACAGACCGGCGGCTCATCGCTGGGCCATAGCCGCCAATACCGCTTCTTCAGCAGATTGCCTTCCTCATCGGTCGGGTTGCCCATGTAGAGCGCGTTCCAGTCGCGCTCTCGCATCGCCGCCTTGGACCGCATCAATTCCTTCAGGGTCCAGCGCCGCGGGGCAAAGCTGTCGCCGGCCTTCAACTCCTTGACCTCTTCGATCAGGCCGGTGTCTTCCATGTTCTTGGCCGCAAGGTAGATTTTGCGCGCCGTGTCGCCGTCCAAGATCGCCGGGATGTTGAGGATGTTCCAGACATCGGCGCCGTGGTGGCGCTCATTCATCAATTCGATCAGGTGGCCGGCCAGGTCATCCTTTGCCCACCGGGTCATGGTGAGGATGATGGCGTTCCGCTCGGGCTGCCGGCGGGTGTAGAAGCCTGGTCCCCACCAGTTCCAGATGCGGTCCTTGACCAGTTTGCTGTCCTTGTCCTGCTCGGACATCACATCATCGGGCAGGCCCAGGTTGAAGCCCTTGCCGGCGATGTTGGATGTCACGCCGGCGGCGTTGTACTGGCCGCGCTGGACCCGCTGGCGCTTGCCCTCCAGCGCCGCCATCCTTTCGTGGATGTTCTCAACCTGCCATTTGCCGGCAGCCTTGGCGTCCTTGGCGAGCTGCACCCCTGGAAAGATCAGGCCATATTCGGGGTCCTGCATGATGTCGCGGACCTGAAGGGAGAAGCCCCGGCTCAATTCGACGCTGTGGCCGACCTGGAGGATTTTGTCGCTGGGATAGCGGCCGGCATACATGCTGGGCATGAACACACTGCCCATCTGGGATTTTCCGGCGCGCGGCGCCAGGAAGATCATCTGCCGGTCGATCTCACCGTCCAGCACCGCCTCATAGTGGGCGGCCAGGATCAGATGCACTTCCTCGATCGTGAACCAAGGCGCGATCCGCCGGATGTAGGCGATCATGCTGGTGCGCGCATACTGGCGCGTCAGGGTCAGCCAGTCCTGATATTCCCGACTGTCGGGGGGAACTTCCGCCCGCAGAATCCTGATAGCTTCGTCGTTCTTGCTTGCCATGCCCCAGCCCGGCCCCAAATCACGGGGCGGTCGGCATCATATCAAATCTTGTCGTCGTATGCCGGGCGCACCCCATCGCCATCCTTCACTGGCAATGGCTTATCCTCAAGATCGGCCAAAAGCTGGTCGATCACTCGGTTATCGAACCGGCCTTCGTCCTTGGCGTCCTGAAGAAAGACGCGGATGGTATCGACCGCCAAATCCTCAACATGGTGGCTCTGGAAAGGTGAGCCGGTCAGACGGTGCAGATCATCCTCAAGCGAGACAATGGCGCGGGAAATCGGTTTCGACATGAGGCGGCCTCCCTATTCGTCAGCCTTGACGCCAAGGGCGGCAAGCTGGACCTCGATCATTTCCAGTTCTTTGGTCACCAGCGCCTTCATGGCAGCGGCGGTCCCGGTGACGATCCTGGTGCTGCGTTCCGCATCCGTGTCGAATGGCTCCACCGTGATCACCTTCTGGTTTTCTTGGAAATAGCCGGAGGAAAAGACCGCGTATTTGGCGTTCTGGTTTGTTTCGCCTAGGCTCGACCATAGGAAGCGCAGCCGGGTGTGGTCAGCGATCAGCTTCTG